AATCCACCACTTCCTTTTCCATCTTCTCATAGGCGGCGGTGTCCTCTGCGGAAAGCAGCCCGTCCTCACCACGCTTGCTGTCCAGGAACTTCTTTGCCGCCTCCCATGCCTTTGCCCGTTTCTCCCTCAGTTCTAAAATCTTGCTCATAACATTTCCCTCCATAAATTTAATGTGATAACAGTTGCAGCCTTTTTTCCAATTGCTCTATGGGTACTTTCGCCTCCGGCTTTTTCGGAATCAGCTTGGTCAGCAGGGAATTGGTCACTGCCGTCCGGGAGAACATCATGCCCTCCATAGCCGCATCCTCTGATTCATCTGTACCTTCCCCTTCATGCAGGATGCCGTCCGCAAAGCCCAGCTCCACGGCTTTTTTCGCATTGAACCACGATTCCGCATCCATGAGATGGGATATCTTCTTACGGTCCATCCCGGTCTTGATCTCGTAGGCGTTCATAATGCCTTCCTTCACTTCATCCAGCATCTCCCCCGCCTTCTGCATCTCTTTGGAATCCCCGATTGCTACGGTGATGGGATTGTGGATCATCATTAAACTTAGCGGCGACATCAGCACCGTGGTACCCGCCATAGCGATGACGGAGGCTGCCGAAGCCGCCAGTGCGTCCACCTTCACGGTCACATCGCCTTTGTACTCCATGAGCATGTTGTAAATCTGTGCCGCGGCGTACACATCGCCGCCAGGTGAATTGATCCACACGGTGATGTTACCGCTCCCGGCATTCAGCTCCTTTGCGAACAGGGCGGGCGTCACTTCATCCCCGTACCACGTCTCATCCGAAATCTCACCGTTCAGCACGAGGGTGCGCTCTTCCTCCCCTCCCGCGTCATTTTTGATCCAGTTCCAGAACTTCCTTTTCATTCCTGCTAACCTCGCTTTCTGCATAGAAAAAACAGGCAGAACATACCCGCCTGTTTCTATATCTTTATTCCTTCTGTGACTCCCCCGGAATTCTCCCGAAAAGTCCTGCGTCCTTTAATCGGCATAGGTTCCCGTTGGTGAGGAAGTATTCACCACCCTCCTCCACGGGTATCAAATCCATGCTTTCCAGCCGCCGTATATCATTCGGACACATAAACCCGTTCTGAATGCCGATGGAGTAGCCTTTCATCCTGCTTTCATAATCGCCTCGCAGCAGGCCGTCCACGTTCATCTTCACGAAATACTCTTTCTTCTCCTGCGGAAGGAACAATGCTTTCTGTATGGACTGCTCCCACCGGATCACCCACGGGTCTAAGGTATATTTCACGAATTCCAAGGACTGCTGCTCAATGTTACTAAAGCTGCTCTTGTCAAGGTCGCCCACCATGTGCGGCGGGATGCGGTACAGCCGCGCGATCTCGTCTATCTGGAACTTCCGTGTTTCCAAAAACTGTGCTTCCTCCGGGGGAATCCCGATCTGCTGGTACTTCATGCCCTCCTCCAAAACGGCGACCTTCCCGGCATTCTTCGAGCCGCCGTAAACGGAATGCCAGCTCTCCCTTACCTTCGCCGGGTCTTTCAATACGCCCGGATGCTCCAGCACCCCGCCCGGCGTGGCCCCGTTCTCGAAAAAGGATGCGCCGTATTCCTCGCAGGCCAGCGTCATGCCCACTGCATTCTTTGCCATAGCAATGGGTGAATACCCCACCAGCCCGTCAAAGCCAAGCCCCGGTATGTGCAGCACATCCTCCGGCTTAAGGCGCACACGCCCGTATTCATTAAAATTCGGGTTCTCATCAGTGTTCCGGGTGTAAGTGTAGAAAAGCTGACCATGCTCATCACGGTCAACCTCCATCTTGTCCGGCAAAAGCGGGTATAAGGAAAGCACCCTGCCGTTCCCGTCACGAATGACCTGTGCGTAGGCATTGCCCCAGATCAGAAGGTGGCTCATCAGCGTCTCCCGGAACACGAAGGAAGTCATCTCCGGGTTCGGCTCGTCATGGAGCAGATAATAGAGCGGATGGTCATACACACGCTCCTTCCCGGTTTCCGTATAGCGGTACACATGGATTGGCAAAGACGCAACCGCCTCCGCCAGTATCCGCACACAGGAATAGACCGCCGTGGTCTGCATGGCCGTCCGCTCATTCACATTTTTTCCGCTGGTGCTTCTCCCAAAGAAAAAGGAATAAGCCGAACCGCCGTAGCTGTCCTTTGGCTTATCCCTTGCACCCCTCATTCCAAAAATGGATGGTAGTCTCATAGGCACCTCCTTAAAAACAGGCAAAAAGAAAGCACCTCCGAAGAGATGCTGCCTGAAATAAAAATCTGCTTTTACGATTTCCTTTTCTTGAATTTTTCTTTTGCATATTCATAGGATTCCTGAATATATGGCTTTAATTCCTCAAATAACTGTTCCGTGGGATTCAGCGCACATATCCACCCCATCCATGCATACACCGGATGCGGGAGGATTTCTCCAGCGGCGGAAAAATCATAATCCATGTCAACGATCCCGCCTTTGCCCGGACGCCCCGGTATCTTACCGAACAGCTTAATGAACGTATTCTTCCTTACACCGATATTCACCCGGTAAATATCTTCTCTGTTCAGCCTTGAACTCTTGTCATTGTCCCCGTCCTTTTCCTTTACTGTCAGGACATAGACACCGCGTTTCAGGAGGTTTCCGGGATTATAGAATATCCCCTTCTCTCCCCAACTGCTGACCATGACCGTCCCTTCTAAATTATCAAGGCAATACTGCAAAATTTCATCTGGCTTCATCATCCTGTACCTCACCGGCTCCTTTTTCCGTGTCCAGTATAACATAAAATCTACCATCCTAAAAGGACAAAATCCCCCTCTCGTCATACACGCTGCCCGTGCTGTTGCCTCCGTTCCGTATCGCACGGTCAAGCCCCATGATGGTGGCGACAGCGCCGTCAATCTTCTCCGTGGACTTCTCCTTGTCCGGCTTGATGTTCCCCGCCGGGTCCGTGCGGACGAAGATGTTATCCATCATCCACCGCAGGACGGGATGCCCGCCGTGGGCGATGTTCTTCTCCAGCACCAGCTCCATCAGCCGCTTGGTGGGCGGCGACATATCCTTAAAGCCCTGCCCGAAGGGAACCACGGTAAAGCCAAGCCCCTCAAGGTTCTGCACCATCTGCACCGCTCCCCACCTGTCGAATGCGATCTCCTTGATGTGGAACTTCCTGCCGAGGTCATCAATGAAATTCTCAATAAAGCCATAATGGATCACGTTCCCTTCCGTGGTCTGCAGGAATCCCTGCCTCTCCCACACGTCATACGGCACATGGTCACGCCGCACACGCAGGCGCATATTTTCTTCCGGTATCCAGAAGTACGGAAGTAAAATATATTTTTCCGTGTCATTTCTCGGAGGGAATACCAAAACAAAAGCGGTGATGTCAATGGAACTGGATAAATCCAAGCCTCCGTAACATTCCCGCCCCAGCACTTCCCGCTCATCCACGGGGAAGGCGCAGGCATCCCATTTCTCCATCTGCATCCACCTTGTGGACTGCTTCACCCACTGGTTTAATCTGAGCTGCCGGAAAATATTTTCCTCTGCGGGATTATCCTTTGCACTCAGATACGCATTCCGCACCTTCTCGATGTCAATGGTATGCCCCAGCGAGGGGTTCGCTTTCCTCCACACATCCTCCGATGACCAGTCCGCATCATCGGACGCGCCATAGATAACGGGATAGAAGGTGGGGTCAACCTTCCTCCCCTGCAGGATGTCCTCCGCTTTCTGGTGCTGCTCGAAACAGACGGAATGGCGGTCTGTGCCTGCGGTGGTGATGAGGAAGAATAATGGCTGCGTCCTCGCATCGCCGGAGCCTTTGGTCATGACATCGAACAGCTCCCGGTTCGGCTGGCTGTGCAGTTCGTCAAATATGACCGCATGGACGTTCAGGCCATGCTTGGTGTAGGCTTCCGCTGATAATACCTGATAGAAACTGTTGGTGGGTTTATACACCAGCCGCTTTACCGACATGACGGGCTTTATCCTCTTTTTCAGTGCGGGGCACTGCTCCACCATATCCACCGCCACGTCAAAGACAATGGATGCCTGCTGGCGGTCAGAGGCACAACCGTAGACCTCCGCGCCCCACTCATTATCGCCGCAGGTCAT